TTGATTGATCAGGTTCGGAAAGCGAAAACAGATTATGCGGAAGGCTTGGATTTAACCGGTAATTTCAGGCAAATGGAATTAAATCTTGTCATAATGGCGAACGAGATAACGGGGAAGTGATATGAAATTATACTACTGCCCGATCTGCCACAAGCGATACCACGAGATAGTGTACAATAATATCAAGAACAACTGCTGCTGTCCCTGTGGTGTGCCGTTAATATATTTTTTGGAGGAAGTGGAATGAGAGATAAATTGAGAGAATTTATATGTACAGGCTGTAATAATCCATGCATTATCCATGTATTAGAATCTGATGGAATACCATCAAAATGTATATATGGAATAGAAAACACTGATGGCTGCAATGGTTGTAGGTGGGATGAGGTAGGATATGTTAATGATATTTTACCAAAATACGAAACAGTAGAACAATGGGAATCGAGAACAGGAGATACTTATCCTGGTGATGGGCCGGTGTGGGCTCGGTATGATAAAAAGTGGCATTTATATGAATATAATGGATATGCTAGAGGGGCATCAAACTTGATAGTAGCCACACACCACGGGAAACCCACGTAGGACAAAATGATAGAACCGATTGAATCAATGCGGTTCCGTTGAAAGAGTTGATAAAAGCCATATAGAGATAATGCAATTAAGGAATAAAAAATGAAAATATTCTGCTACCACTGCCGGACAAAAAGAATAATGACTGAACTAATCCGCATTGCCCTAAGTGCGACAAGGAAAAGGAGGTTGTGAGGTGAAAAGAGAACCGATTGAAGATAGATGGAAAAGTCCGTTATGGGAGAATAATCCCGAGCTTTTGGAATACACATCATCCCTTGAGCGCAAACTCAAGATTGCGGAGGATATTTTATACGCAATAAAAAGGACTGAAAGATATTTTCTGAAAGATGGGTATTATGAGTTGATCAATTCTACCAATGAAGCCCTGTCAGCTATAAAAGAGGAGTGAGAGATGGAATGGATTTTTATGTTATCCGGGGTAAATAATATAATAATGGGTATCATTGGAGTATATAAAGGAGCAACGCAATTTACATATCTTAATCTTGTGACCGGTCTTATCTGGTTGGTCGTTGCGTTTATTATCCAGAATTACAAAATTAGTCATATACAGGATGAAAATGATGAAGTGTGAGAGATGCGGAGGAAGCGGAAAATATTTTCAGGAAAATCCTGATTGTTCCAATTGCCCATCTAAAGATGAATGTGATGATTTTGGAAAACAATTTTGTACTGTTCCATCAGACTGCCCAAACTGTCTCGACACAGGCACCAAGCCAGAACCGGGACAGGATGAGAGGATCAGGGATGATTTTGAAGAAGTAAATCCAGACGTTATATTGAATGAACATGACAAAGAATATTACAGCATTGAGGTGCGGGCTTCGTTTGAGCATTTCAAAGCCGGCTACACCTCCCGCAATGCCGAAATCGAAGCGAAAGATAGGACAATAACTGATCTACAGAAACTCAGTTCAGAGCATGTTAGTTATCTTTCTGAGTTGTCGAAAAAAGAAACCGAAATCGAAGCCCTGAAAGCAGAGATTAAATCAATGCGCGATTTTCTAGAGCTTGTTGAAAGATGGAAAGATGCCTACCCAGAAGATGTTTTTCCTCCAATTGGAAAAGATCCATATTTTATGATGTGCAAAGTTGCAGGATTTTCTGTTGATAGGGTTTCGGCTCACGTCTTAAGGGGGATTGTTAAGAATTATTCAGATCAAGCATCAATATTTCTAAATAAATCACAGACTCAACCCCGCAATAATCCCCCCAATAAATCCAATAACTAATCCTGAAGCGGTCCCGATAATGGCCGCTTTTTTCCATCTATTCAGCTTGATCAATATACGATTGTATTCTTCCTCTAATTTCTGATACTGATCCGATATCGTCTGAAAGTCCGTTTGCAGTTTCTGAAAGTCCTGATTCAATCCCTGATAATCCAGATTCAATGACTGAAAGTCCTGATTCAAAGATTGATAGTCTGTTCTCCATTTCTGTATATCGATTTTCAAGGTCTGAATATTTACTTTCAAGCTCTCTATTTCGCTCGATTGCGCTGTCAAGCTCTGCTGTTTTAGACTCAAGCTGATCTCCAAGTTCGCCAACTTCTGATCTAAGCTTTTCAGCTCGTCTACCAGGACCAATACTTCCTGCGAAAAAGAAGACAGCACACAGAACAATAAGAACAACAATGTAAATAATCGTTTTTTTATCCACATTGTCAGCCCTTTAGATCTTTGAGTATTTCCAGCCATTTAATAGCCTCTCGACCGAATACGACTATCAGAAATGTTACGAGAAGAAGAACAACGGCGTACCATCCTGTAATTTTCCCAGTCCAGACAAGCCAACCGGAAAAAGCCATGCCAGCGAACTTTATAGATAACATTTTCCATATCAGAGTCGTTATCCTATTTGGGAGGTCCTTTACTGTCTCGACGAAGTTCATTTCCTTAATATCTTTCATTCTATAGCTCCTTTTCCCTTATATACCTTTTCATTGCTCCATGAGCTATTTACCATAGCATTGGAAACCCAGCTTTTAAAAGACCTCCACAGGTCATCGGGGTCGTTATCATCCTCAAAAAAAGCGCGCGGACATGGAATAGCTTTTTCGTTGGTCAGATCGGAATGACGGAGTAAATCTGTTTCAGGATTGAGATTATATTTATTGCATAGATTAGCTGCGATCTGAATTAGAGAGTTCATAGTGTCGGCATCGTACCCGCCTGTGTCCTCGATGTCATGGAGTCCGCATACACCGATAGTGTAATTGTTCGGAGAATCCTGGCTACTGCATACACGATCGCCGAAGAACTCCTTCGCCTTTTTCCGATATGTTTTGTGGCCGCAATGAATAGCCCTGTTCGGAGATTCGCATTAGATTTTATCGTGGGAAACAAGAAAATGATAATATGGCGCTGTTTCTCCGTTTGCTTTCATGGCTCTACCCCTGTTATCCATCCACCGCCATAGAGAATCGATATTCGGCAGACCCCGCGAAGCATCCCAGTGCACAATAATGGCCTTGACGGACTTCAGTTTTCTTCCGCCGGTCCAGGAAAATAATTTTTTTTGGTAATCCATGGCGTTCGACCCCCTTTAGGATTAAATAAAATATACTACTATTCCGGTTACAGTAGCTACGACAGCACACATCCCGGCAACTTTACCCCATGTCAATTCTGATTCGGCCCTTTTGATTCCTCCGACGGTATCCCTTCCGGATCGATCTCCTTCATCTCTCGATTGTCTTTGCTCAAGAGCGCCAACACGATCACGCATTGATCTTTCTTTTTCATACAGATCCGCTACGTCATTACGAAGCCTGGTGACATCATCTTTAACCGGAGAGACGTGTAGGTTGATATATTCTTTGATATCTAATGTCGTATTGGCGAGCATGGAGCTCATCTGCGATATGACTTCTTTATTGCCTTCTTGTATGGCAAGCAATGTTTCAGCATCCACGTTGCTAATCCCCTTTTTTGGCACTGACATATCGTTCGTTCCCCTTGAGTCTCAATATAAAAAATCCGGGCAGAACGTGGTAAAAACGAAGCTGCCCGGACGGGATCGAACAACTATAATTTATCACGTCTATTCGCCACCTTTTCGCATTCTGTCTTTTCCGACGTAATTATGCCGTTTTCAAACAACCAGAACATAAACTGATCCTGGGTTTTGAATCCATGTTTATTTCTTTCATCCCTCACTTTCCTCGGTAGATTCTGATCAGTTACATTTAATTCTAGTTTATCATTGATTTCTGGCCAATCAAAGCCCTTTGATCTCAGTTGTAGGATATCGACGACATCGGAGTTAACCATTGAGGGGTATGGCGTTTTATGTTCAGTATACTTTTTATCCGCGTTTTTCGACGGATGTATGTAATGGTGGTATAGGACAAAAAGAAATGAGGATCCAGCTAAATATGTCGCTGCCTGAGCGGGATTTTGTCCAGTAAATGTAAACCTTATAATAAAAAGAAGTAACGATACCCCGGAATATAAATAGATTCTTTTTGGGTTTTTTGACAAATAAATTGAATATGTGAGCAATGATGTTCCGGCCAAGCTCGAATCCCCATTAAACCAAAATCCAACCATCGACAAGATCAATAAAATCAAAGATATTTTTTCATTTTTTAATTCTTTCTTTACAAACCAAAACAGGAATATTATAGGAATGAAAATTATCGAGTAAAATAAATAATACTCGAAATCTTCACCCCTATATAATCCATTAACGAGATTCCCTACCGAAATTATTGATAGAGGTATACTGAGTTTTTGTCCGATCCTCATATTTCCTCATAGCCTAGCCCTTCCACCAAGCCCTTGATGATACTTTAGCACCGGAAGCCTTTAAAAGTCCATCTATTTTATTCAATTCTTCACTTCTGTCCTCGTGGTGATTCTTTATCCTATGGGATGCAATCATGTATGCGAACACTCGAATTGCTGTTTCAATCGCTTCGTGCATCATGTCCTTGGCTCTATCCATGCACGTAGAAAACGATTCCTGAGACATATATCCAGGCTCTTTGACTTCCCTCATTAGTGTTTTCCATAGTCCTTTCCGAATCCATTTCATCAATACGACGAAAATTATTAAGATATGAAAGAACTCCAGAATATTGTTGATAATTTTTTTCATTTTATTCTCCGTGTGTGTTTAATATCCGGGCTGACCTATTGCCGTCAGATAGGCATCGCTAAAACGGTCTTCGTTTACAAGCATTATATCAAATGTTCCCCACGCCCCCATGTTGTCGGCACTGACGCTGACTACTGTTAGTTTTATATCGGTCTTTGCCGGTATGACATCAGCAAACGACCTCCTGTCTTTATAGTTGCTACTACCGGCCAACATCAAAGTGATTACTTTTTTAACTGTAAATACCTTGCCAAACCTTCTGCTTTTATAGTGTGCTCTCAATAATTGTTGATCTGTTGACGGTAAAGTGTCAAGTTCCATTCCGATCTCGCCACGATACAAAAATCCTACTTTACCGGCAGGTATGGTATACACAGCCATAAGGGTCTGATTATTCCCATCGTCCACCACCGCCTTTACTACCGATGCGCCGGATGGTACTCCTAAAGTAGCTTCTGTTCCCGAGTACACATAAACCGTTCCTGCAAAATTAGAAATACCATTATTTTCAATTCTATAAACACGGATCAGTGGTGTGCTTAAAGCAACTCTAGTTTGCCCCTGTAAAGTGACTACCTGTCTCGTGTCTGCCCAGTTCTCATCTAATCCATAAACGACTATTTCTTGAGTGTCTGAATTATTGCTAGAACTTGCTGATACTATATCAGCTGTCGAGCTGAATGGATATTCGCCTCCACCCTCCCAGATATCTTCAGGGACTGACGCTATATCAATATCAAGATTTACTCCAAACTTGTCTATGACGCTGTACCCCGGAAGAAATCCCATATTGACCGCAGTAACAATATCAAAACTAGACTCAATCGAAGGCAATTGAGCCCTTATTATTTTTTCACCCATAAATCACTCCATATGGATTGTCCGACCCCATACAAAGTGAAAACCGCCCGAAGGCGGCCCCGAAATTAGGTGTTATCCCCGAGAGGATCACCCTGGAACTCGACGGTTACAACACCATCGGCTGAATCTTCAAAATCAGGATCGTTTGTCACACTCATAAAAGTACCGACAATCGGACCGATACCGGACTGAACGCCCTTAACGACATTCGCCCCGATATTCTGTTTCCATCCTCTGATCAAAGACTCTGTATCCGGCGTGTTGTACATATCGAAGGAAATCATGGAGACTTTTGTCTCTGCATCCTCTGTATGAATTGTTCGACCTCCACCGCCCCCTGTAGAGGCAAATCGGACAGTCGTCTCACCGGCTCCTATTTTATGTTTGGATGAGTTGGGAACAATCTCTATAGGGACATCATTCACCGACCATCCTGGTGTGCTTCGTGCAATATTAGACATTTATCAGCCTCCCACAGAAAACGCCAGCTGGAATGTGACGTTGCCTTCTCTAAATTGCGTTACAATCGGGAGATCCCCGCTTGATGTTACAGAACCTGTCGCCAGATCGAGCGTTACCGTCAGGTTGGAAAAGAAATATTTTTCAGCCTCACCGCCTGCCTGAGTAAGAGTTTCGCTTTCATTCCGTCCTGATTTTCAATCGCTCTTCCGGCAACCTTAACGCCGCTTGTCAACCTGAATTGTTTGTATGTGGCTTTCAGTGTCTTGAAGAAAATCTCCAAAGCAAGGAATCCCGTTCGGATATAGTTAAGATATTTGAAAGAGGTATTCGGCAGCCCCTGGGCGTCGAATTTATAGGTGCTGATAACCTCACCCATGATCGTAGTCGCGGCATTTTCATCCACACCGATAATGGTGTATCCATCGTCAGCCAGGTTCTGCTGCTCCTGCTCATCAAAAAGCAAATCGGGAGGAGTCGAAGAAGTCTGCGCAAGAGGGGTACTGTAGTATCCCAGTGAAGCCGTACCGCCGCCGCCTACCGTATCGAGAGGCGCTGATGTTGCGACATACTGTCCTATAGGAACACCGTCAGTAAGCCTCAATCCTTCAATGGCCGCAAACTCGACAGTCATCCAGTCATCAGGCTCAATAATCGCCCGCGCTCCGTCTACAACCCTGTTACCCATAAAGAACAGGTTCGGGGAGTTGAGAGGCGTTACGCCGTTAACCTTACTTGATATATTCGCCTCGGTATCGGAATAACCGATGTATGCGACTCCATGGAGAAAGGCGTTATTGATAACGTTTCTACCCTCAAGAAAGCTCTTGACTTCTGTGAAATTATCCTGCCACGGCCACGCTATAACATGAAATCTCGTTGAAGACACATTGTCGAAAATCCCTGTAACAGTCGGGTCGGTAGCGCCAGAAGCGAACTGTGAGCGGTCTTCTTTGGTGTTTCCGTTAACTGTGATACCAGCAGGCACGTTGGTGTGCTTAACCGTATATTTATTTCCGAGCGTACCGGAATCTGTCGCTGTCAGAGTAACGGTTCCAGAAAGGTTGTCAACCGAAGTCGCGGGGAATGTTGAAGCGAGAGCGTCAAGCCCGGCTTTTACTTTGGTAGCAACATCCGTTCCGGTATCGCCTGTCTCGATGGAAACATTGAAAGAATACTGATATTTACTGATCGCCTCGACGGTCATCACTCTGTCTTCGTTCGCGGCTCCGGCGTATACAATCGCATTGGAAGCGGCTGTTCCGGCAACTGGATCGAGAGCTATAACCCAAATCGTGAATCGGGATTTACAGATACTTCTTGCTTTGACGATCTGATGAGTCAGATAAGACTTGCTCCCGAAAAGGCTTTTTACTTCGGCGTCGGTCATAGACTCGACATCTTGGTAAGTTGCCCCCGAAGTGGCTCCCCCGTCAGATCCGATCTGACCTGTGATCATCATCCGAAAAGGATCGGGACCGATCAGGCCAGCGGCAGCGAGGAGCTGCATAAATAAACGTGGTACTGAGGTAACACCCATCAGTTATCCCCCTTGTTTTCAGCGGAAAAATCCGGCTGCATTTTATTTTTGGCGTCGTCTTTCGCCTTTTTGGATTTGGAGGATTCAGGAGCCATTTTCTCAAGGCAGCCGCCCTCCCTCAGTTTTCTGCGAACTTCACGGGACT